CTCAGCAAACCCATCTAACGGATACATCATGTGGCTTGCATGGGGTGGAGACGCAGGATATTCATGGTCACGAGGAATTGCTAATCGTGAAAGAGATAAAGGTTTGTTTGTTGATTTTGGCAAGGATCATACAAAAGTTCAAAGAGAAAGACACACACTGTAATGCCAAAGAAAAAAGCAGCAGCGTTTAATCCTGTTCAGATCAAAGATGGTTGGATTGTTAGACTATATAAAGATGGTCGCATTAAATCCAAGATCGCACCCTACGAAGTAAAACATCCTAAAAAGTAAAAAAGCGATTATACTTTATATATGACAACCTGGATAGGCATTTCACAAAAGCAGTTGAATGGTGCAAAGATATATGCTAACCGTTGGGAATGGATATCTTCTTTATCAAAAGGACTAGATATTATTGAAGTTGGTGTTGGTTCTGGTGATTATTCCTATCATATGATGCAAGAGATAAAGCCAAATAGCCTTACTTTAATAGATAAATATGGACAAGACGATCCAGAACTTGCAAGACCTGGTAAAACAAGAAGATACTATAGCGCTGAACACTATGATTTTATAAAAAATAAATTTAATTCCTATAGAAATGTAAGATTAATTAAAAATAATTCTGCTACTGCTCTTATAAAACTAATAGAAGATGGTGAAAAATTTGATATGATCTATATTGATGCGTCACATATTTATGATGATGTTTCAAAAGATATTTTATATGCAAGCCAACTTCTTAGAGATAACGGCATACTTGCTATTAATGATTATGTGGCATATGTTGAGGGTAAAGAGTACGGTGTAATAAAAGCAACAAATGAATTTTTGGCAAGATTTAAAGAATGGAATGTAGTTGGAATGGCGTTAGAAGAAAATATGATGGCTGATATTTATTTGTCTAAGTATCCCTGGTAGGATTCGAACCTACGACCTACACCTTAGAAGGGTGTCACTCTTCCACTGAGTTACAGAGATATGGCTGGGAATGCAGGCATCGATCCTGCGACATCCGAATTAACAGTTCGGCACTCTACCATCTGAGTTAATTCCCATTGGTACACCAGGTAGGACTTGAACCTACGAATAGCCGAATTATGAGTTCGGTGCCTTAACCAACTTGGCTACTGGTGCTAGTCTTTATTTAATTAATAACCCAAAAAATGTTCCAAGAAGAAAACACAGAATGGCAACTGTCCAATGATAGTATGTTTTCATGTGTTCTTTAATAATAATATTTTTAATATCATCTGTAATTTTTTTTAAGTCTTCGTTATTTACCATATATTAAGTATACCAAACTCATTGCTATAAGTCAAATATGATATACTCAGATTATGAAAAACTCTATACTTAAAGATCTTTTTACTTTAGAAGAAACTATCCTATTAAAAGAAACAATAGATAGGCATACGACTGTCATAAAACTTGATGAGCCACAACTTGGTAGGACAAGGTATAATCTAGATTCACTACCAGAGCAGGTAATGATAAAAATTAATAGCATTGCAAATAATATTGATCCAAATTTAAAATTTAATTTTTCATACTATGTTGAGTACAGTTCTGCATATGGAAAACCATGTCTACCAGTACACACAGACAGCGTTCACAGTAAATTAGTTATAGATTATCAATTAGAGTCAAACATTAATTGGTCTATATATGTTGATGGTAATCAGTTTAGCCTAAAAGACAATGACGCTTTAACAATTAATGTTAACTCTCAAGCACACTGGAGACCACAAAGAAAATTCTCTGATGGTGAATCACTAAAAATGGTCTTCTTTCATTTTATAGATAGCCTAGACCCAAATGCAAAAATACTCAACAAAGAAGAAAGAGATATGTTAGCAAGAAAATGGCAACACTTATGGGATGTTTGGGAAAACTAGTCTTCTTTTAATGTATCATTATAGATACGCCACAATGGTCCATTATGAGAATCTATAACTATTGTTATTTGACTTTCATCTCTTGGAGTTTCTTCAAAATATTTCCTTAAATATTCTAATGTACCACGAATAACTCTTTCATTATTTGTTGTTAGGTTATAACATAAAACTGCTTGTCTATCTTTACCAAGTATGTTTTCGGCTTTTTCTAAAAACTTAGGAATTTCATCATGGAAAATTGCTGGTCCAAATCCACTTGGATTTCTTCTTAGGTTCCTTAAAACAATAACAATTGGTACGTGTATTGATCTTCTTGAGGAAATAAACCTTTCTATTTCTTCTTCTTCATAAGGTAGGAATGCGTCAAATAGGAAATTGTGCATACAGCCAGCAACAGAAACTGCTGCAATTACTACTGACGGACCAGGTGTTGCAGTAATTTCAATGCCACGCTTAATTGCAGCCCTTACAATAAATTCTCCAGGATCAGCAATTCCAGGCATCCCCTCATCAGAAACAACGTATACGTCTTCTCCGTTTTCAAGGAGTTCAAGTATTTTATTTGAATTTTCTAACTCATAAGCAAACCCAGGTTCACCACCATCAGAGTCATATTCTATCGGGATTATGTTTACATTTGGTCTTGTAATACCAAGCCTTTTCCAAACGTGCTCAAAGGCTTCTTCTCTTTCAATAACAATGTTTTTTGCAGTAGTTATATACTCTTTTGCTCTTGGGGATAGGTCTCCATAGTTTCCAATAGGAAGACCAACCAAATATATTTTTCCTTTGCTCATTAGTACACATACTTTCTAGGTTTTTTTAGTTCTTTAGTAATTTTCTTGATGCGATACCATTTTATAATCTTTTTAATCATTAATCCACCCTTTTCTTGATAGTTCCTTACGAAATCCATTATACCAGTTATTTTGACTCAAAAACCCATCGTGGCCGTCTCTTACACTTATAGCACCATCTTCGCACTTACCTTGTGGACATATTTCATTTATTAAGTCCTTAGATGGCTCTGGAATAGTTATATATGTGTTACCAAAAAATCCTAAGTCAATAATGTTTTGGTTTTCCCAGAGATCCCATGTTGACCATAGTATCTTTGTTCCAATACTTTCACAGTATTTAATAAACAAATTCCATGCAACAGCCCAATTTAAAAAGTTTTCTTTATGTAATTTTATTAATTTTTGATCATTAATAGTTTCTTTTGACATTGGATTTGTTTGATCATAAGACCACTGTTGTAAGTTTTTGTCCCAAATATAACCTCTAAGGATGTTTGGGTGAAGCACAAATAATATGTCTGGTGCACCAAAATTATTAACATAAACTTCAAAGTTGCTGATTATGTTGTGCCATCCAAGACCACCCTTTCCAAGGTTAAAGTAACCAGAAGTTTTTATTTTTTCAGATATATTTTTGTGAAGCATGTGTGACCATGTTTTATCTATGTTGGCACCAACTCCCTCAGTATTAGAACATCCAGAAAAAACAATGTGCAAGCCGTCATGATCTTTTTTAAAATGATCAGATCTAAAGAAGTCTGAGTTATACTTATACTCAACTGTTAGATGTTCTTTCCCATTGTGTACTCGTTCGGTTGGAATGTTATCAATAATGTGATATCCATCTTTTTCACAGTACTCATACTTTTTATCTGTATTAAAGCCATTTTTTATAGACTCCACAATTCTTTTTGAACCTTCATTAGAATCAAAATTAGCCCACATTCTTTCAAAAGAGTTTAACCTTAAACTGTCAATTGCTTTATTGAAATTTGGAATAAAATTATTATCTGATTCTTTTTTCAAAATTCACCATCTTTCTTTAGTTTATCTAAAAAGTTTTTTGACCATAATGAATTTACAAGTGGTCCAGGATGATTGACTCTTGCATATATTTCTTTTTTTGTTATGTGTTTTGCTTCAAGCATTTCCCCAACCATCATTACTTGATCATTATATATATCCATTGTCACAAAAGATTCTAAGAGAATAGAAGATAGTGCAATATGATTTCTATCAGTGGCATCCCATGTAGACCAAAAAAGTTTTATTTTATTGTTTTTACAATAATTTATAAAAGATTGCCAAGTTTTAGCCCATGTAGGAAATACAGAAATATAGTCATCAATTTCAAATGTTGGTCCCTCTGTTGGAGTAGCAGTCTCTGGCTGTGGATAAGAAACATATCCCCAATAATTTTCTTCTTCTAAATATTTATATCTTCTTTGTATGTTTGGCAGCAACACAAACAAATAATCTGGTTTGCCATATTTTTCCACATATGTTAAAAAGTTTCCTATTATTTGATGATAACCACTGTTAGATTGGCCAAGGTTGTAGTATCCATCTATCTTTTTTGTTTTTGATAATTCATTATATATATTGTATGCCCAGGTGTGTTCTTGTTTAATTCCCACACCTTCTGTTGATGAACATCCAGAAAAAACAATGTGCAAGCCGTCATGTTCTTTTTTAAAGTGGTCAGATCTAAATAGGTCACTATTGAATCTATACTCAACATCCCAATTTTCTCTGCCAGGATTTATGTGCTCATGCCTTACTTTTTTTACAATATGATAGCCATCTTTATTTTCATATTCAAAAGTTTTATCTGTTTCTTTTAGCATTTTAATATATTCTTCTTTGTTTAGTGATTCACCATTTGGTGGTACACCAAACTCACCTATGCCTAGCAGTTCTTTAATATTTTTTATCTTGCCGATGTCATACTTCATTTAAAAAGTCCGTTTTTATTGTTTTTCTTTTTTCAATTTCTTCTTTAAACATATTAAACCAATGATATTGCTGAATGTATCCATCGTGCCCATCTCTAGCATTTCCAGCATCATCTCTATCCATCAATGAATAATAATTGTTATCCTTTATACTTTGATTTGAAATCCTGTCAATTGGGAAAAAGGTATCAGTAAATAATGATGTTCTCATTATGTTATCTGTGTCTTGAAAATACCATGTAGACCACAAAACTTTAGTTCCAATTGACTCACAATATTTTAAAAATATTCTAAACCCTATTATCCAATTTGTAAACTGTTTTTTGTGTTCTTCCCAAAACCGTTCAGAATCTGGACCATCTGAAGACCAGTTCCATCCACTATTATTGTCTCTCCAAACATAATACCTTAAGAGGTCAGGTTGTAATATAAAAAAATAGTCTGGGGCACCAAATTTATCAACATATAGCATAAAATTGTGAGCAATAATTTGCCATCCAGAACCAGACTTTGCAAGATTATAATATCCATCAATTTTGTACTTTTTACTCAACTCAGTGTAAAGCATATGGCTCCACGTATCTTCAATATTTGCACCAACACCTTCTGTATTTGAGCAACCACTAAACAAAACATGTAAGCCGTCGTGATTTTTTTTAAAGTTATCAGATCTAAACCATTCAGAGTTATACTTGTAAAGGACTTCTTTATTTTTATGAGATTCATTAATCTCGTCAGGAGGAATTGTATCAAGAATATGATATCCATCAATGTTTCTATAATTATATTTACAATATGGACTTTTATAAAATAGTTCTTCATCTAAAAGACTATTACTATTTTGCTTTTTTAAATCAATGTCTACAGAGTCTGTTAAGTTAAATTTATCCTCTAATTCTTTTGAGGTATCAGATGGGGTGTTTGCCCAATTTAAAAAAAACCTGTTTAAATTCAAAGATTTAATTGCCTCCCAAGATATTTTGAATCTTTTATCAAACTCTTTATCTTGAAAAAAAAATGGCATGTAGTCATGGATACGTTTCATTTATTTTTCCTTATATATATATCATAAAACCCAAGATTATGTAAAGCAATTGCATCTACAGACCAGTTAGGATTCTTTTCTAAAAATTCGTTTACGGTTTGAAATGTTCCATACGGCTGGTCTTCAATAATACCATCATAAATTAAATAATCATTTAATCCAATTACACCATTAACGGGAGTTAGGCTAGATGCCATTGACAAAACCTTTCTTGTAATCTCTCTTTCATTGCTTATATCAATATATATAAAATCATATTTATTGTTTAGTGTTGGCAAAAGATACAAGGCATCACCTTTTATTGTAGAAACTTTAGGATGATAACTAAATTTATCAATAATATATTGTTGGTGTGTTTCTGGAGTATAGAGAAGTTCATGCTTAAATCCCTGGCATTGACAAGATCCAAATTTTCTCCAAGACCAACATTTTAAATCTTGATTATACAAGTCTAAAAGTAGTGCACTAGAAGCATCTGAAGAGTCTATAAACATTTCTGCAGAGTAGCCCCATGCAACTCCTATCTCTAGGTAGGAAATGCCTTTAGGCAAAGACTTGGCGTATTCTTCTCTACAAGAAAACAATTTAGCCCTATTAAGTTGTTCTTGATTAATTTTGGGTGAATCCTCAATCTCATCAACTTCAAAGTTTTTGAATTCATCTAGTTTTAATGCAGGAACAGGTTTTCTTGTCACTACTACCCCTTCATGTGGGATGAGTCACAAAATGGTGCAGACTCTGTTCTTCCACAGGTACACATTTTTTTTCTTTTAAGATCTTCTATTTTAACAATAAGTTCAACATCATTTTTTAAAACTTTAACAGTGTAGTTGTCATCATTTATCTCAATTATTTTAACAGCCATTTTTTCATACTGTTCTTGATTTTTAATCATAACTATGTCACCAATATTCATTTATTTATAACCCAATCGATTTAGATAAAAGTTGATCATAAAGAACAGTAACATCATTAAGGTTTGCTTCAAAATCAACACCAGTCAGATCCTGAAATCTTCTAGTCCAAGCATCGGCTCTTGATTCCATTGGGTGTTCTGGTTGAAGAAGAATGTCTTCAGACAAAATTCTATTTGTTTTGTTTTTATAATTTTCGGTATCTAGGTTTAGTTCATTAAACAAAGAAACAATAATGTCATCAATCTTGTCTAAGTCTTCATGCTTTATTACCATGTTGGCATTTGATAATAGGTAGGTGTATAGATCGTTGTATTCCTGTAAGGCAGACTCTATTGAAAGATCTGTTTCTACTGCAAGTCTTGTGCCAATAGACTCTCCTGGATTTCTTACAACTGTAACTAAATAGTCTGCATCATTTGGAATTTCATTACTTACAGAAAACTTTAATGGAACATGTGGTCGTTCTAATCGTTGCTGAATGTGATAGGCCAAAAACTCTTCCCCAGAGCCAGGGTATGCGATTAAGTGTAGTTTCATGTATATATCATACCATAAAAGAGGTTATGACTGTCTATTGATTTAAGAAGAAAGACCATTGCTTAAATGTTTTATGCATACACTAATGACAGTCTCTTCTCCCATGTCGTTATGTGTGGCATCTTTTTCACAATAGTAACATTTTTCTGGTGGCTTTAAATGAATCATAATATTATTGTACCATATTTCTCATATGGAAAAACTAAAACTATTAGGACTGTATGTTTAAGGCACCAAGAATAATTTCTTCTCTGATCCTTTTTTGCTGCTGCTCAAATTTTGATAAGTATGGTTTGGATTGTATTCTTTTTTTATTTTTAGTGGCTCTTTTAATTTTGTGTTGAGACACTTTATTATTAGATTTTTTCAATTAGATCACTGGCTTTCTGCTATTTTGTCACAAGGACAAATGATTGACTCTGGAAGTTCGTGAACCTTGGTTACAATAGTAATCATAGTCTCGCACTCAACGCATTTATAAATTTTTTTAACTCGTTTGCTCATAGTATAATCATACCATACGGATGTCTGTTCATCAGGACTTGTTTCCATCCCAATTTCCTATTTTTGTTGTAGGAATGTCGTGATCTTCCCATAGCCTTATTACATTTGGGTTATCATCTATAGCATGAGTTACATCCCATAGTTTTGTTATATTATCAAGCATATCTTTTTTTGCTTCATAGTCTGGTCTATTGTCATCGTCTGCTCTCATAAATAAAGCATGAGATCTAATATTGTTTTTAGCAAGCCACATAGAAGTTAGTCCACGATATTTTTCTTTACGAGATGTTACTACCAAAATAGAGTGGCCATCACTGACAGAATTATTAAGCATCTCAACCACCTCTATATTTGGCAGGGCATTTATAGAAGCCTCATGAAAGGCATCGTAATCCCTATTAGAGCCACGAACATAGTGAAGGTATGGATCTACATTGGCTAGTGTTCCATCTACATCATAGATATGTGCTGTTGGTTTAATCTTGGTCAACCTTGTATGTCATAACAAAATAACATATTGCATATCCAACAATAAATGCTGGAATTAAAAAGAATGCACTAATCATTTGTATTCCTCCTGCCTATCAAAAAACTCAGTCATATAATTTTCATGTCCCCTTGCTATTTCTGCTGCAAGAATACGCATACCTAGGGCATTGGTAATAGAGTCCTCAATTGGAATAGCCTCAATAGCCCTTGCAATTTCTTCCCTTAATGTCATATCGTCTATACTCATAACTTAATTATACACTCTCCCAGCCTACTTGTCAAGATTTCTTTTTTAAATAAAAAAATATTATTCTAACATAGTCATCATTTTTAAAAATTATTTCTGGTCTATAATGCAACTGATCTATTGGTGAAAATATTATAGCCTCATTATTGATTAGACTGTAGCATTCATCTTCTATACATAGGGGCCAGTCTATAGTAGAATCTAGGTGATAGTCAAAAGTTAAAGAATCGGAAGAATATCCTGGGTCTTTATGTATAGGTAAATTAGGATTTATGTTGTGATTGTTATATTCAGAATAAGAAATATGCTCTAGGAAATATTCCTCTGAAAAGTGTGCTAAAACATTTGCCGCAATATCATCTCTAATAGTGTTACCAATATTCAAATCATCTCTTCCACGCTCTGGATCAGAATTTAAACAAATCTTATGGTAATTATCCTTTATTAGATCATTTAAATAAGAAATTTGTTGTTCTGAAAACACATTTTTAATAATTTTGTTTATTTCCATAGTACTTTCTATTGTAGCATATTTTTTGTTTTAAAGTATATAGCGTCAAGTATAATAAGAGCATGACCCTACTATATATCCTATACAGTCCAAGGTATAAGGCTATCAAGATAGGTATATCTGATGTGTCTGGTAAAAGGTATGCAAGCCATCGGCAGAAGGGCTGGGTTCTAATTAAATATTGGTGGTTTTCCGAACGGGACCAAGCAAGAGCCGTAGAAACCATAGTGCTAAACACATTAAGAGAAAAGCATGGGCATTTCCTTAATAAATCTGACATGCCACAAGGTGGCTATACAGAGACATTTGATGCTTCTAAGATAACTAGGCGAGGTTTGATCCGTATGATTAATAAGGCTATTTTGTGATATAATTTTAATTATGGATCAAGTAAAAGTATTTAAAAATTGTATAAGCAGCAATGATGCTCAGTCTATAATTGACTATATAAACAAAAACCAAAATTCTTTTTCCCATGGGCCAGAAAATCTGAGGTTTACAAAAAAGTTTGGAAGAGACAACGCAATTGCCAATAAAGGACAATCCCAAGAGGTTATTACTGGTATAGATGAGATAGAAGATAAAATAAAATTAGTTGTTGATCTTTTAATAAAATATACATCAGATAGTTTTCAAGAAAATAAAGATCTATATCTTGCATCACTCTGGTTAGCAAAACAAGTCTCTGGTGCTAGTTTTATTGGTCATTCCGACACGGGAGGCGGTAACTTACAGTTTGCGTATACTGCTATCTTATACTTAAATACTACCAGCAAATCTAGCCCATTAGAATTTCCAAATCTTAATATTAATATTATGCCATCTGCTGGCGATTTAGTTATATTTAGGTCTGAGGAATTCCACAAAGTAGAACTTATAAATGAAGATAGATACTCGATTGCTATTTGTTTTACTAAAGATAAAGAATATGATTTAAAGTTCGGCGCAAAATAGAAGTTATAAACCTTTCTATGCCCTAAACGGGCACTAATGGTTACTATCCTTGATTTGCACACTTTCTCAAATTACACAATCCGTGTGTTGGCCTTACATTTTCTAGGGTATCTGAGCCACCCTTTGCAATAGGAACAAGATGATCGATATGCAAACCACGCTCCCAGCCCTTCTTCCCAACTTGGCGGGGTACTGAAAAGTCTATCTCTAATCCACAAATATTACAATTAGTCCCATAGGTAGATACAACCTGGGATTCTGTATAGGCTATCGTAATACTATTTTTAAGTCTAGCCCTTCGTGCTCTTTCTGCTTTCCTGTTGGCATGAAGGTTTCTCTCAGGGTTATCTATCTTCCACTGCTTCTTTTGTTCTGCAACCTTTTGTCTATTTGCCTCAACATAGGACCTATTCATCTTAAGGATATGCTCTTTGTTCTTTCTTTTATATTCTTTAATATAAGCCTTACGTTTAGGATCAGTGTTGCGTTGCCTAGCCAACATCCTTTTACGATCAATCGTAGCCTGATATCTTTTTCTACTAAACTCTGCACAAGCAACCAAACACTCAACACATGGTTTAGTCTTATGGTTATGATGTTTGCGATAACCAGCATAGGTTCCACAGTTAGGATATATCAGGATTTGACCAAACCTCAAAACATTTTGTACATTGTATCCCTGGCTCACGCATATACCATGTGTGCTCACATTCTGCATCATCTAAGAGTTTTGCTTTCCATCCAGAAGGAGGAGGCCAACTCACTCCAAGAGATGCAAGGGAAGCCTTAGTCCATCCACCTTTAGGAGTCTTTAATGATTCTATCTTTGCTTCCATCTCTTGCCTTGTCACTAGTATCCACCAAGACATTCATTGCGTGTGTGAAATAATCTAATCTTTGTCATAATTTTGCGGGATGGAGCAGACATATTATCCTTACAAACAAGACACTTATAAGACCATTCCCCAGTAAAGAAGTCATGAACATAGCCCTCAGCATTGGCATATTTCTTGGCTACAAAGGTTTGAAATGGATCAGGAATCTCAAGATTAATCATTTTTCCACGCATCTAAGTCTAGGCTGTAGTAAGTGCCCCACCGCTCATAAGGTTTATTAAGATACTTCCACATTTTTGCGTGGTATTTATATCGTAACCCTAAGTTATCATCCTCATCTAAATCAACAGCCTTAATTAAATGATTACCAGCATAGCCTCCAAGGAAGTTGCCTATCCATCGTAATGGCCAGATCTTAGTTCTCTGTATTTTTGTTGAATGATTTATCATCTTTAGGAACCCACACTTTCTTTCCATCTTTCCATACAGGCCAATAGCCAAGGCTACGCCAGTCCATCTGTACTATTTTAGGCTCTTTCATTGCGATCCCAAACTAACTTGGCAAAACTCCTCCAAGACAACTTTTCTGAATCTAAAGCCTTCCAGTGCCTATGTGATTGAATATATACTGCTGCATATGCAAGGGCTGAGAATATAAACCCGTACTGTTTTGTAACAACAGCATAGCCTATCCACAAAGTTTCATTGAATAGAAGAATATACCAGCCGAAGAAACTTTTACGGCCAACAAAATATATACCTGAGACCCCAATGACGGCGAGGACCCATGAGGCATAGTCTTGCATAAATTGGTTCATATATTGATTGTATCAGAAATTGCGGGGAATGTCAAGAAAGGATCGTAATCCCTAGTAGTAATACACTAGGTATCTGACAGGCAGGTAAGACATACAAATGGTTCATCATCTTTTTTAAAATATAGTTGATCACATTGGGTACAGGCTACCTTATAGCCCATAAACTTAGAATATGAAGACTCGAACTTGTCCATTGATCTATTATATCATTACTCAAAGTCTGTTTGTGTTTCAAAGATATCCATAGGCTGTCTATCATCATCCATAGCCCCACATACAGTACAGGTTACTTGACCATCAAGGTCTAGTTCATAGTCACAGCCATATTTTGTACATGTCATCTAATTAACCTCATAGTCTGGATGGTCTAATGGAGTAGGTGCAGTGATAAGGCACTTACACTCCATGCATTGGGCATCATCCAATAAATACCCTGCGATTTCATAGGTTTGTGGATCAAACTCTACAGTAACCCTTAAGAGTGTAGAGCCACAACAAGGACATGCAGGTGTTGGGATGCCTCTGATATCTAACATATTTATCCAGCCATACGGATTTGTTGTAGGTATGCCATGTAGTTGAGAAATATGAATAGGCCAAGCATTATGATTAAGAAAGGTTTCATATATCCATGATATCAGATAGTTATCCACATGTCAATAAGGTGGTTTGGCATAGTTATCCACAGGTTTATCCACAGATTAATCTTACTGATTATCTTATTAGACACCCTAGAAGTGGAGTGAAGTGGAGGATAGTGGAGAATGGGGCGCTTTTAACGATGCGTTCGTAATGTCTTGGGGCCCCAAACCTCAAACCTTCAAACCTCATATACCAAACCTTCAAACCTCATAGCCCGATTTGGATGATACCACAGATATAATGGTTTGTCAAGTCCTTTCAAACCTTAAAACCCTATAAAAAAATCTCCCAAAACATGGGAGAAATTTGATCATATCGTAATCTTTTTTAAACAAACCTTTATGTTATTTAAAGAAAACCAGGATAAAAGGTTTGTTATTCTATAGGGGTTATTCGGTATCAGAGTTGAACTGTTTGTAGACTTTCCCTAACTCCCGCCCGATTTTGCGGGGCTTAAGAAGATCCTCTTGGACGCCTGGCAAATCGGCGGGGGTAAAAGAGAAGAACCTACTAACAATA